ACTTTAAGAGAAAATAGATTATATAAAAAATTTATAGAAACAAACAATAGTTTTCAATCTGAAATTTTTACTCATGTAGATATTATTAATAAAACGAATGAATTTATGTCTTCAGTTACACCGGCTATAGTATATTATAAAATATTTGATCCTATAGCTGAAACGGAATTATCGCGTATTTTTATAGAAAAATTAAACGTGTTTTTTAATTCGGATACATCAGATGATTCGAATAATACAGAATTGCTTTTAAAATTATTCGCGGATAATAATTATTATATTGGAATAATTGGTATGGAATTATTACCGGATAAATTTCAATCAATTACAAATAAAAATAAGTTTCAATTAGCAAGTGCAATTTATGAGGTTATACGAACGGCTATAGTTGGATATATACATATGGATGCTCATATACATAATATAAAATGGATAAATGACTGTAAACATTATTATAGAGGGGATGATGGGTCAGTTATTAATGGAAGAGTGATTCTTATTGATTGGGGAATTGTTGCAAAATTAAATGTATCTGCGAATATTGATAAACTAAAAGAATTGTTTAGCAATGAGATTAACTCGACTAATGTACTAGAATGTTATAACTTTTATAAAAAGCTGGCTATAATAAATATGTTTTCGACTGATTGTCAACCGCTTGTAGTAGATATGGAAGAAGATTCCGAACTTTTACAAGAATTAGTAAATGTATTTAAATATCGTAAAAACGAAGAAGAATATTTAATGGATAATGATAATCCAGAAAATGAATTTTATAAAACTTGGAACAATATATATCGAACAAAATTAACTCCCTTAACAAATCTCAGTTTAGATCCGAAATTATTAGAGTGGCCAAATAAAGATACAGATATATCTTTACCACTTCTAAAAAGTTTAAGTATGGATTCATTTGATGATGAAGATGATGATAGACGCGCCCCTCCAAGGTTTGATCCTAATTTTGTATATGTTAAAAGTCGTAGTAGTACAGAAGATACTAGTGGTAGTAATGGTGGTAGACGAAAACGAACGAATAAAATACGACATAGAAAAAAAGTAAAACGAACGAGACGACGATAATTATCTCTCTATATTTTAATATTTTGAGAAATGAGAATAGAAATCATAATATTTTTAATTACTGCTGCATTAATTTTTAATCTATATACAGAAGGTAAATATCTAAAACAACTAACGAACTATAAAAAATATTACCAGATGGCAGGAATTGCAGTTGGAGGATTATTCGTATATTGGTTAGTAAAACGGAATCCTATAAACGCAGGTCAAATGATACTTGCTTCAAATGAATATCTAAAATATCTACCCATTGATAAGGGAACCTCTAGCATGATTAGTCCTATTTTAGATTTTACTGCAAAACAGAGTTTAGGACAAGGCGATTATCCTTATGTCGACGAAAATCATCCAATTCTGCCTATTACGTCGATGAATCGAGGAGCGAGACAATATGCCAGTGAACAAAAAATAATGTCTTCTGGTTCTACAATTCCTGTTAATTCTGGAGCTGTAAAAACAAAACGCTCAGTGAGTGAAACAAAAAAGAAATTTGTTGCGGCTAGACAAGGATGGAAATGTGGTGATTGTCAAGAACAATTAAATGCATGGTTTGAGGTAGATCATAAAATCCGACTAGAATATGGGGGAAGTAATCATGTAGATAATTTAGTAGCGCTCTGTAGAGATTGTCATGGAAAAAAAACAACGATTGAGAATTTATAATCGCATCATATAATAATATATGGGAACTCTATCAAATATTCAGTCAACAAATGTTCCAATATCAGGTTTAATAAATATAAGATTATTTTTCGCAATGGTATTACTTACTATTGCAGTTATATTTATTATTTTAGTTGCAAAAAACGATTCTACAGCATTTTTAGAACATACTTATATTTATATAATATCTATTTTATTTTTAGTTTTTTCTATTTTTTTCTATTTTATTTCTCAATTTCAACCTAAAGAAAAATCTCAAGCATTCTCTTTTTTATTTATTGCCTTTTTAATTATATCGACTATTACTATTTCAGTATATGTAATGAATAATCTAGGTATATTTAAGTTTTTTACAGCAGACTTAATGTTAAATGCAATATTACTATGTATTATATTATTAGGTTTAGCAATATTTTATATTTTATTTTTAACAAAGTATACCATACGGGGAAGTTCGTTATCTTTTATTATTAATTTTATATTTTATATACCTTGTCTATTCTCTGATTTTTTTAACTATCTATTAAAGGATTTTATTACAACTCCAAAGTCCGTATTTCATTTGTTATTTATTGAATTCATTTTAATTCTTATCTATTTTTATTTTTATCCTAAAATGCAAGAAACGAGTACAAATAATGGAGTAGTACTGGTTGGTAATCCGATTTTCTTAAATAAACGCACTCAAATAGATGGTCAATTATATCAAACATTCTTTAATAAAATGAATGATCCTATCTCAAATAAAGTGACTATAAGTTCGCCATTACGTACTACATATTCTATTGGAATGTGGATTTTTTTAAATATACAGCCATTATCACAATTATCTTATAAGAATGAACTCAACTTGTTTGATTATAAAAGTCCAGATAATACAAGCTGCAATTGTACGAGTCATCCAAAGGTTGCATATATGAATAGTAAAAGTGGCGTAGATGGAACAGATGAATATATATTTTATTTAGCACCAACTGCTGACAATAAAGACTCAGTTAAATATTCTAAATCATTACCTCATCAAAAATGGAATTATTTAGTATTTAATTATCGTGATGGAGCAGTCGATATTTTTATTAATGGAGTATTTGAAACAAGTGTAGTCATTCCAGTGCCAATTTCTTATACATATCAAGATACTATTTCAGTTGGTCAGTATGACCTTGCCGGTAAAGATCGAAGTGGAATTTATGGTTCAATATGCAATGTAGTTTATTATCGTAATATTTTATCAAAAAGTCAAATTATTAGTAACTATAATTTATTAAGTATAAAAAGTCCTCCTGTTTAATTTTTAACTATATATATATTATATTATTCATTATGGAAGCTTGGATTATTATTTTAGGAGTTATTATTATTATTATTGCATTTTTTTTAATAAAAAATTATTTCTTTACTACAAACACTTTAGCAGATAAGATACATTTAAGTGAATCTCCTGCTGATATTTCATTAAACGATAATTTAGATCCAAAATCAATTAATTATACATTTGGTTCATGGGTTTATGTGAATAACTTTAGTGATGCTGTATTATACTCATATGTTAATACTGATGCAAGTAATCCTACAAAATTTGCTTTAATTTTAGGCGGAATTGCTACAGGTGCTCTTAGTGGTAAAGGAACCGTAGGTAATCCAGTTCTTACTGCAGTTATAAATGGTTCAACTGGTACTGCATCTTCAAATAATGTTGTAACTATTACGAATAATTTCCCAATTCAAAAATGGGTATATGTAGTAGTAGCAGTAGATACAATCTATGCCGATTGTTATATAGATGGAAAATTAGTGATTTCAAAACCATTAGATCCACAAGTGACTGTTGCTCCAAGTAGTTCTCCTAAAATTACATTTGCACAACCTACTAATTCTAAACCCGATATATGGCTTACAAAATTAACTCGATGGAATAAACCTTTAGACCCTCAAAGTGTATGGAATGAATATTATGCAGGAAATGGATTAAGTCAAGGAGGTGATCTATCAATTGCATTAAATGTTAAAAGCGATTCAAATTCGAATAGTTTTACTATTTATTCAAACAAATAAACATATATTCTTTCGGTAACTGATAATAATTATATATCTATTCTATAATATATAATTATGGAAGGAGCATTTAATACTATTAAACAACAAACTTCGGAATTAGCTAAATCAGCAGGTGATACTATAGGAAATATACAAAAGTCTGCTCAAGAAAGTATAAATAATGTACAATCGAGTGTAAATGAATTTTCCACGTCAACCTCAACCGCTGCCGCGAATAGTGGTTTCTTTACAGCAAACGGATTAATTGCTAAATTTGCATTTTTAATTTTAGTCATTATCGTTTTTCTAATATTATTAAATTTAGGAATACATCTCATTTATTATTTTACTACATCTAGTTCAAATTCGGTTTATTTAATAAATGGAATGATTGATGGTAATAGTTTTAAAATTATATCACAGGATCCATCTGTTAGTAAACAAATCGTATCTCGTTCAACTGATCAAGTTACTGGTATTGAATTTACATGGTCAGTATGGTTAAAATTAGATGGATTTCCAGCAAATACAATGACAACTGATTATCAACCGATATTTGTAAAAGGTGGTGGAAGATATAATGCTAAAGGAGTATCTGCGATTTCAAATGGTCCAGGTGTCTATTTTTCGACAGGAAAATCTGCGGGTTCTACTAAAAACAGTATACATATTTTAATGGATACAATATCTAATAGTGAAAGTTCTTCTCAAGTAATTGATATCACAAATATTCCTATTACAAAATGGTTTCATTTATGTATCCGATGCGAGAATAAATATTTAGATGTTTATATAAATGGTATTGTTAAATATCGATTACAGTTAAATACTGTTCCATTACAAAATTATGATAGCGTAGAGGTATGTGGTAATGGTGGATATAATGGTAAATTATCTAATCTAACCTATTATAACCGAGCATTAAATATTGTAGATATAAATGGACTTGTTTCTAATGGACCAAATACAGCTAATGCAGACGCTAGTAAAGGAAATTATGGTGGAGAGTATCTATCTACGTTATGGTATTCTTAAAATTGTATATACTACTATATTATATAGTGATGGGAGATAACATATGCTCAAATACTGCATATCAAAATTCGCTTTTAATAAAAAAAAGGTTTCAATTAAATAATATACCCCCACAAAGATATAATAATCTAACAAACACTCCTTATAATAACTATACGCAATATCAAATTGATATGAGACGTAAAGCTGAAATTCTAAAATATACTGCATCTAAATCGGGTACAAAAACAAATGATCTTACAAAAAGACAATTGTGGGCGCAATTAGTTAGTGGTTCTAATCAGAGACGTTCATTATCATCATCATTTATACAAGAAAATGCATTCTCTCAAACAGATACGTCTATATTTGTACAAACATGTCCATCTGGTACAATAATACAAACTCCAAGTTATGCTTCAGACGTTCCTGGATCAATTGTTTCACTATTCTTAGATCCAACTATACCATTATATAATTATGCTACAGGACAAGATGCGTATGCATTTACTAATGTAGAAATAAATTCTGAACCATTTTCATATACATATTCTACAAATCAAAAATTATATTATATTAATGATATTCCACAGAATTCAATTCTGTTGGCCTCTGTCAATATACGTAATATCAAAACAATGACATATTCATTTACAATCAAACTACCTTTAAGTATGTATATTCGTGCAGAAGTAAACCCAAATATAAATAATAATATAACACCATTCAACCAACGTATAAATGTTAGAATGTATGTTGAGAATAATAAAGTATTTCCATTTTCATGTAATGTGATTTTTTTGAATACTAACTTAACTATTCTATATGATTTAGATATTAGTAAATTAGTAAATTATACCGAGTTTGATATATCAATGATACCAAATTATACTGACCCTAATAATAATTCTTTTTATGGAAATCAATATGTTGGAACAATTACTATTTCAAATTTTAGAGTCATTTATCCTAATTCAAATAGTCCTCAAAATGGATTAGATGTCCAAAACGGTTATATTTATGATATATCATTAAATATATTAGATAATTTAAATTTTAATTATCTAAATACTGCTTTTGATTCGTCGAGTTTTAATACCTATTTTAATAATTTGGAAACTGGATACTATATTAATGTAACTCCAGATAGAATGAATCAGTTTATAAATTGCGCAATACGAAATGCAGCCGTATATTCAAATCTTGGATATAGTTCACCGTCAGTTACATAAGTTTTTTTTCTAAAATATATAATATTCTAGGGACTTTCCATTCAATCATTGTATCGTAGGTTGATAAATCGAACTTATATTCGTCAATGCGATTCTTTACCAAGTCTATCATCCATTTTATAATACGACATATTCTATCCAGGTTTTCGAGAGAAATATGATTAGTGAAATAATTATAGATAAATGCATCAAATAAGAAATTCGGATGTTTTAAATATATTTCGTATTCTTGAATAATATCTTGTTTGTCTTCAAAAAATGGGGTGTTTTTTGAGAGAAAGTATACATGGCCGAGAGATTCTACTATATCTCGATATTTTTTAATATATCTTTTTGAAAAATTGAGATTTACAGTGTTTAGTTTTTGATGTATAAACGGAATTCCGTTATCGTCGTAATGTGATTTACATATACCTTGTAACCATGTAATATCTTCCGAGGTAATATCAGTGATGATTTTCTTATTTATGAAAGAAGCAGGAAACATATTATCATAACGGGTTTTCTCGAATAAATATTTCTGGTAGGTTTCTTCTATTTCATCGGAGACTTTAATGATTTCTTCGAGAGATTCATATTCGCGAGATTCGTAAGAAAGAACATCTTTCAATTCCTTCTCGTGTATTAGTGGGGATTCAATAATATCAAATTCTTTTCGTATAGTTCCTAATTGAAAAGGGTTAAGAATTTCATCTATATACGACCCTCCTCTTACGAAATTTATTCCATATATAAACATATACTCTTTTACAGTTGCGTCGATTAAAAAATCGTTTTCATATGGAAAATGTTTAAGAATTTTAACGGGTTTATGTTTTTTTATAAAATCATAGTATATTTCACACTTTAAGAATATATTACGGGGATTCGTTTCTTCGGAAGTATGGATAAAGAAATATTGTTCTTCTAATTCTATTACATAAATATATTTAAGAATTTGAGATTCTGACATGTAATAATAAATAATATATATGATTATTTATTACTTTTTAACCTATTTATCGTGTTTCTTAATTATTTATATTAACATTTCTAGGAACATTTATAATTTGTGATGTCGCATATTGTTGTTGATCATAGGTAGGTTGCTCATTAGGTAATGATGAAAGGTCTACTCTTGGAGGTATTCCTCCAGGAGTTGCCATATTCGGATAAACATTTTGAGAAAATGTTGGATTTAGACAAGCATATTGTGAAGGAAATACTTGTCCAGACATACATTTATCTGAATCCGATATTTCTATGCATCCTCGTTTTCCTTGATATTCTCCTACTAAACACCAGTTTGATTTTCCAGAGGATATCGGTTTTTGAATAGGATTAGTAGATGTATCTGGAGCTGGTTCTCTATGTTCTTTACTTTCCGTATGTTCATCAGTATTCATTCCTACCGAGTGTGGAACTGGATTACCTTGCTTATTACTTGCTTTAATTAGTAGTTCGCTACCATTATGAACCGCTCCATTCGCTATTTCTATACTGGTTTCAGCACCAGTTGAAACTAAGTCACTTGTTTTTCCAATAAACCATCCGCTAGCATATAAAACATTAGATATAAACTCTGATGCAAAACTTCCTAAACTTGTAAATAATAAAATGATTATTATTAAGAATATAATTAATCCTATTTTCCAATCAACAGTTTGTGCATTAGTTGACGAATTAACCGGTATACTCACTGAAGGATTTTCCATACTATAATATAATATATAAATAGAAAACAACTTATTGAATATAAATATTTATAAAAAATGAATTAGATAGTTCGTTTTAAAATTCAATATAATTTATCATAAACTATTAAATGGGATTCTTTAACTTTATTGAGACTTTTTTCTTTATAAGTTTAGCCATAACGTTTGTTTTAATTATGATGCTTGTTTATCATTTTAAAGAGAGATTAACTACTTTAGAGAAAAAAACCGAAACAATTATGGATATAATGAACGGTTTTTTTAAAGAAATGTCTGTTATAAAAACACTATGCATTCAAAGTGCTAGTTTAACACAACTATCTAATATCAATACAGTAGATGAGTCTATCCCGAAAATTGTAGTTTCTGATACCGATTCAGAATATGACTCTGAATCTGACGACGAACATGATGATTCTGATTATAATGACGATATACCACTTATACAGATTCATCCAATAAATGCTCCTATATATCCAGAAATGGATGAATTTGAAATAATTGAAGCTACTTTAGATAATGATAATGAGTTAAATATCGATGTAGAGATAGAATCGAATCCTCACCAACCTGAAGATGAACCTTTAGAAGTTGATCTTGATGTCAATCTTGATACCGAACCTTTAGAAGTTGATAATAATATTAATGAGATCATTACAGGCGAACTTAATAAATTATTAGATAGTATTGTAGATGATGAAGTATCAAATGAAGAAAAACTAACTGTCGAAGAAGTTGTTCTTGAAAAATCTACTATATTAACAATTGATGACTATAAAAAAATGGATATTTCTGAATTAAGAACACTCGTTATAGAAAAAGGACTCGTTACAGATAGTAAAAAGATGAAAAAAAATGAACTAATCCGTATATTGGCCGAATAATTTTGAGAGATATCTTTCTAAAATATATTATATAGTTTGTATATAATATAATGTCTTATTTATCATTTGCGTCCGCATACCAAGTTGATAATGGAACAGATATAGTTCTTCCACGTTCTTCTTTAGGATATGCTGCGAATTCAGTTTATCCAGGTTTTCCTCCAATTATGATGGATGGTCGATCCATTGTTGCGTCCGACCAACCCGAAGCAGTATTAAATACCCAACTTTTAAAAGAAACAGGCATTCAATCCAACTGGCAATATCGGCAATATCTTACGAATTCGGCGAGAGATATCATGAAATTTAATTATCGCGAATCTTCGAACGATGTTGGATACTTTAAACGTTATCAGGATGCTCCAGGTAGTTATTCTGTACCATTCTTATATCCCTCGTTTATTAGTCAGGATAAACCTGCAGGATATCAGAATAGTGATCTTAAACAAGTATATTTAACGAGAGAACAGCTAGAGTCTCGAAAAGTAGCTCCTACAATTACACAAGAACAAATACTTTCTTTAGGAAAATAGAGCAGAGCCATAAAATTGAAATACTTTTTATTTAAATAATAATTTCTATATATCAATCGAATACAATGTCAATCAACGTCCAGTTTAAGAAGTATAGCGTATATCAAGATAATGAAGCATGTGGATTTCAATATGATGTAGTGTTCTTAGACAATGCTCTTGTTAAGAATACTAGCGGTCAATATTTATCTAGGATATATAAAAAGAACGGGAAACATAGATACTATTTAACTACAGAAATACGGAAAACGGAATGCGATATATGTAATGGAAAATGCGCGAGTCTTAGGATGTGCCGAGGACAGATTTATGATACATACGAGTATCAATCCACCTATATTGGAAAAGACATTGATGCGGCGGTCGAGCGCGTTCGTAGTTCGTCTTAGATTTTATATATAGATGTATAAAATATAGAATCTAAAAAATAAAAAATAAAAAATAAAAAAAAGGTAGGGATTATTTTCTTGATTTCGATTTCTTGCGTTTTCTGAGAGATAGTCCCTTTCTTTTTTTGTTTTACGTGAACGCCGTTTTCTTCCATGTTCCCATGTCTTTTTCCATTTTTCTAGTCCATATTCATGAATTTCGTTACCTTCTTTTTGTTTTTTTACGACATTCTTTAGTTGTTCAAGTATATAAATTTTTATAATATTTTCATTGTTTGATATTGTTGTTACAAGTTTAACTTTGTCACTGTTGTTTTTTACGGGAATTATTATATATATATATATATATATAAAGTTATAGTTAAACAGAATTTCTTAAATATATATATTTAAGAAATGTCGTCCCTTATTAGTTTCGATATCGGAATAAAAAATATGGCGTTTTGTATGTTTTCTTTTCCTTCTACGAACCCTTTTTTAATAGAACAAT